TCCGCGTATGTCTGAGATGGATATATCGGAAGCTAGAAAATCTATGTCCGAAGCAGAATTTAGACAAGAGTATGAAGCAGACTTTAACACTTTTGAAGGGCAAGTTTGGAACTTCGACCATGAGAAATGTGTCGCAAATAATGAAGAGCTTGATACTCGTCGTATGGATGTATTTGCTGGCCTCGACGTTGGTTATCGTGACCCGACTGCTTTCTGCGTAATAGCCTACGATTGGGACGAGGAAGTATATCATGTTCTAGATGAGTACCTAGATGCCGAAAAGACTACCGAGCAGCATGCCGCCGTAATTCGAAGTATGGTTGACAAATGGGATATCGACTACATCTATATAGATTCCGCAGCACAGCAAACTCGATTTGACTTCGCACAGAATTACGATATTTCTACTATAAATGCTAAAAAGTCAGTACTAGATGGAATTGCTCAAGTTGCTGGAATAGTAGACAACGATAAGCTCTTTGTCGACCAACGGTGCGATGAAGTCATGTCATGCTTAGACCAATATCAATGGGACCCAAATCCAAATCTTGCACGAGAAAAGCCGAAGCATAATCGAGCATCGCACATGGCTGATGCTATTAGGTACGCACTATACTCATTTGAAACAACGCAGAGCGGGTTTTGAAGACACCTTATAAAAATAATGTTTGACAATTTATCTCACAGGGGATATAATTCAAAATGAAAAAGCTAAAAAGAGATCCGGTAAAATATATACGCGACCGAGCTAAATCAAAGTACGAGAAAGGTACAGTATGCCACATTTGCGGCGCGGATACCAAACTTGATTTTCACCACTTCTACTCTCTAGCGCCTATGTTGCGAGAATGGCTGCAGGAGAAAAAGAAAGAACGCCCCGAACATTACACAGATGAATATATTGTTATATGGCGGGACGAGTTTATAGAAGATAAGTGGGCAGAGCTGTACACACATACAGTCACACTTTGCCATAATCATCATTTAGAACTGCATAGATTGTACGGCAGAAATCCAGCTTTAGTAACAGCAACTAAACAGCAACGCTGGGTAGAGATTCAAAGAGATAAATATGGCATGGTATGACAGAATAATAGGAAGAACGCCTGAGGTTGAGGAGAAACTCAATCCTGCTCAGCCCTACTATGACCATAAAGTAGAACCCTCTCGAGAACGTGTAGTAAACTACGAAAGAGCATATGAAGACCTTGAAGTTGTAAATAGAGGCGTCAACTTAATCGTAGATGACGCAGCAGAAATACCCATTTCTGTAGGCCCACAGATTCAAGGAATGTCTAGTATTGTAAAAGGGATCAAGCGCTCACGAGTAGAGCTGCTGTTGAATAAAGAGCCTAACCCTTTTCAAGATATTAGCACTTTTCGTCGTAATTTAATTACGGACTTTTTATTAGATGGAAACATCTTTATTTACTTTGATGGAGTACATCTATACCACTTGCCCGCTAATAAGATGACAATTCATGCAAGCGACAGTACTTATATCGAAAAGTTTACTTTTAATGAAATAATTACTTATAAGCCTAGTGAGATTATTCACATAAAAGACAACTCTTTCTACTCTATTTATCGAGGAGTTTCTCGTCTAAAGCCGGCACTTAGAACAATGATACTTATGAGAAGTATGCGAGACTTTCAAGATAACTTCTTTAAGAATGGCGCAGTACCAGGTCTTGTACTTAAATCTCCGAACACTCTCTCAGAGAAGATAAAGGAGAGAATGATTCAGTCATGGTCTGCTCGTTATCGTCCTGACTCGGGGGGAAGACGGCCTCTCATACTAGATGGTGGCATAGAACTTGATAAGGTATCAAATGTCAACTTTAAAGAATTAGACTTTCAATCGGCTATTTTAGAAAATGAAAAAATTGTATTGAAAGCACTTGGAGTTCCTCCAATTATGTTGGACTCAGGAAACAATGCGAATATCCGTCCTAATATGCGTATGTATTACTTAGAGACTATTCTTCCTATTGTTCGTAAAATGAATTTCGCAATGGAAAGATACTTTGGATTTTCTTGCAAAGAAGATATTACAGATATTCCAGCACTACAGCCTGAACTACGAGACCAGTCTCAGTACTATTCTTCATTAGTAAACACAGGCATTATTACACCAAACGAAGCGAGAGAAGCTCTAGGCTTTGATTTGGTAGAAGGGTACGACGAACTACGAGTACCTGCAAATATTGCAGGAAGTGCTGCAAACCCAGACGAAGGCGGTAGGCCTGTCGAACAAGGAGAAGAGTAAGATGGCAGTACGTCAAAAACAAAAAGTTTTAGATATTACTTCTGCACAGTTTAAAGACTTTGGTCTTCCACTCGATATTGAGTATAAATCTTATGTTGAGATTGTAGGACCTAAAGAGGCTATTGATGCTATTTCTATAAAAAGAAGTTTTAAAGCATGGAAGTATGTTTTACATGCTTTAAAAGTAAAGCACCCAGAGCTGATGGAAGCTCTTAAGCCCGCTCCAAAACCTGCTCCAAGGCCTAAAGCTCCGAGCAAGCCTGCACCTAAAGCAGCACGTATGAGTAAAGACTAATGGAAAAGATTTTTAACCTTACTTCTACCTTTAAAGCGCTCAATGAAGATGACGATGGTAGCGTCCACATTTGCGGAATGGCTAGCACTGCGGACTTTGACCGGGCTGGAGATACTATTTCAGCGGAAGCATGGACTAAGGGTGGCCTTGGTAATTTTGAGAAGAACCCTATCATTCTTTTCAATCACGATTATAACAAGCCTATTGGACGCGCTACAGGACTTAAAGTCACTGAACACGGTCTTGAACTTAAGGCTAAAATTTCTAAGTCTGCGCCCGATCACGTCGCGCAGCTTGTAAAAGAAGGCATTCTTGGAGCATTTTCTGTTGGTTTCCGAGTCAAGGATGCTGATTACCTATCGGAAACTGACGGATTAAAGATTAAGGACGCTGAGTTGTTTGAAGTATCAGTAGTATCGGTACCTTGTAACCAAGCAGCTACTTTCTCTCTGGCGAAATCATTTGACTCTATGGATGAGTACAATGAATTCAAGAAAACTTTCAAAAATAGTGTAGATCTAGCCGGTCAGTCCCTGGCTAAGGATGAAGATTCATTTGAAGCTAGTGATACACCGGATGGAACTGAAAAGTCAGTTCAAAAGGAGATAACAATGTCGGAAGTAAGAACTCCCGAAATCGACCTTGAGGCTTTTGCTAAGAAGGTAGCGGATGAGACTGCTGCTAAAATCGCAATGCGTCAGGCCGAGGAAAAAGCTGCTGTAGAAGCAGAAGCTAAAGCACAACAAGAAGCAGCTCAAGCTGAAGCCACTAAGCAGGCTGAAGTTGAGGCTGTAATTAAAACTGGTATCGAGTCAGGCGCTGAGCGTTTGATGTCTGATATTCAGAGCAAGCTTTCTGAAAAGGACGCTAAGTTCGAAGAAATCATTGCACAACACGCTAAAGACTTGGAAGAGAAGAATGCTGAAATCACTGCTATGCGTGATTCAAAGCGCGTCTTTGCCGATCGTAGTGATTCGGGCAACATTTCAAAGTGGGGCAAGGACTTCATGTACGGACACCTTCTTGGTGTTATGACTGGAAAAGGTTGGGAAACTGACTACTCAAAGAGCCTTATGGAAAAAGCAGGTATCAACTATGCAGCTAATGCTGGTGGTATTGCTCAAGAAGTCTCTACTGCAATCGAGAAGGAAATCATGCTCGAGCTTAAGCTCGCTCAAGCTTTCCGTGAGATCACAATTAACTCACAGACTCAAGTATTGCCAATCCAGACAGATGCAGGTCCTGCAACTTGGGGCGCAAATACTGATACTTTAGGTAACTTGGAAAACCGTCCTCAAGTCACTAACGTACAGTACAATGCTAAGCAAGTAATCCTGAAAGCAACTCGATTAATCTCGACTACTTTCATGGACAACAACGTTGACGAAGAAGTTCTTGTTAACTTGATGCCAATGCTTGTTGAGTCGGTTGCACGTGCACACGCTCGCGCAGTAGATGATGCCCTTCTTAATGGTACGTCTGGCGGATCTCAGGCATTTGATGGCCTTGAGGCACTTGCAGGCACTAACACCTTTACAACTTCTGTAGCAGCGGCTGGTACTGGCGTTGTAGATGCAGCAGACTTCCTTGGAGCACGTAAGCTCATGGGTAAGTATGGCATGATGCCAGAAGATCTGGTCTATGTTGTATCGCAGAAGCGTTACTACGATCTGATTGCTGATGCAGGCTTTGCCGACATCACAGACGTAGGCTCTGATATCGCGACTAAGATTACAGGTTCTGTAGGTTCAATCTTTGGAACTCCAGTAGTTGTATCTGACCAGCTCGAAGCAGAAGGCGCAAGCGCATCTGTAGGCTACGCTGTAAACGTTCGTAACCACGTAGTTCCACGTCTCCGCGGTGTATCCGTAGAGCAAGACTACGAAGTACTTAACCAGCGTCGAGTAATCGTTGCTAGCCAGTCACTTGGCTTCAACCAGCTCGTTGCTAACAATGGTACTACTGACGTATCTGTTGTTAAGTTGATCCAAGCGGCATCTTAATAGCTACCTAAATAAACTGGGGAGGGTTTCCTCCCCAAGTTTTTACTAATTGATTTATTATGGCAAATTTTATTACCCTACAGCAGTTTAAAGACGCCGAAGGCATTACGAATGTTCGTGATGACTATAAAATTGATCGCATTATTAATTCTGTGAATCAATTAGTAAAAACTTATTGTGGCAATAGTATTATTGACTTCTACTCTACTAATAAAGTAGAGGAGTTTAATATGGAGTGGAGTACTCATATTGTACAGTTGACGGAAAGTCCTGTAAATACTATTGTTTCTGTCGAAAAAAGAGACTCCGTAACGGAAAGTTACACCACCGTGCCAACTACAGACTATTATCTTGACAAAAAGACGGATAGTGTACTGTACGTTACGGGGTCTGCCTATAAAAACTGGCCCCGAGGTGCGGGGTCGGTAAAAGTTACATATACCGCAGGATATGCGAGTACTCCCGCAGATCTTCAACTTGCAGTTATTGATCTAATAAACTTTCACTTCAAAGACGAGTACAAAGCTCGAAGAACTCTTGCAGGAGCTACGCTTGAAAACGCTCCTGTTGTAGAAGGCGTAGGATTTCCTGCTCACATTAAACGAGTTCTCGATTTATATAAAACTTTTTAATGAGTAGTAGTGCACTCAAAAAACAAGCTCAAGCAGTCTTAGATGATCTAAAAGCAAGTGCAAACAAAGCAGACAGCTCGACTCGAAAAGACCTAGAAAAGCAACACGGCCAAATATTAATCATAAACAAGAAAAGGTTTATGACTAATTTATCGCAATTAGTTCCTCAATTAAAGACTAATCAAGCCATAAAAAATGAAATATGGTCAGAGTTTACTCGTAGGCTAAAGCTCTTAGAAGCAAAAGTTCGTTCAGACCGACTAAAGGAACTGAAAGCGCACAAAATTATAGGTCTAAAAGCCACAGACAGCGTATTTTATATAGCTACCTACGGAACAGCTACAAGAGCTAAATCAAGTACGTTAAAAAGAGTTATAAAAATAGTTTTTAACAAACGCGGAAAAGAACTAAGTTCCGCAGACAATAAAAATTTAAATAGAGTGGGTGGATCAGATAACAAGTTTGGAGCACAGCTTGGCCACTCAGAATCTGCTGGAGGCCAGACCGTAGGTTTTGCAGCTTCTACAGTAAGAGCCGCAGCAGCAAGAGATAAAATACGAGAATTTACAGGATCTTCCCAGGACAGAGCAGTCTTGCTACAAGGATTTACTCAGTACGAAAGAACTATTAAAGTAGATTTAAAGCACATACAGAATATAGAC